TGCGCAAGATTGACAATGGTTATGTCACGGTGCACAACCAATATGGCAATCCCTCGTCGCCGGATGGTCCCACTCATCGAGAAGTTTTTTCGCATGAACACCCAGACCACAGCGAAGGTCAGGGACAGATGGGACCCAAAGGCATGGCGATGAAACGTGCCGTGGAGTTTATGAAGAAGTGATAATAAAGCTCTGTTGGCTATACCGATTAGTGTTTCCCAATGGAAAATTGTATTTTGGAATAAGCAATGATCCAAAGGGAAGATTTAGAGCACACTGTAAAGTTTCTTCTGGAAAATATAAAATTTCTGTCTATAATGCGATTCGAAAATACGGTGCAGAAAATGTTAAGCTAGAAATTCTTGTTGCAGGGGAAAGATCCTATATTGCTAATTTGGAGATAGCCGCGATTGCTAAGTACAGGACGCAAGATCGACGATATGGCTATAATATTACAAATGGCGGTGAAGTTAGCCCCATGTCGACAAAAAGTGTTGCTGAAAAAGTAGGAAGAACGCTCAAAGGCAGAAAACCTTCTCCCCAATGTATTGCTAATTCAGTGAGGGCAAGAAAAGGGAAGAAAGCATCTCCGGAAACTCTTTTAAAATTAAGTTTAGTTCATAAGGGTTGTCCTTGTAAAGAAGAAACAAAGGCGAAGATTAGTGCTGCTTTAATGGGGCAGCCTTGTTCTGAAGAAAAGAAGAAAAGTATAAGTGCAAAACTCGCAGGGGTGAAGCATACTCCTGAGCGTAAGGCTAACAATAAGATTGCCGTTCAACTTTGGTGGGATAAGCGAAGAGGAATTTTGAGTGCCTAAAATCAATTAGCAATTTTCCCGCAGGGATTAATTGATTCTAAATTATGCGGGCAATCGGGGCAAAACACACCCTTTAAATTTTAACAAAAAGGATTTTCTTATGAGCGGTTGGTTAACAAATTCGATGAACCTTGCTACATTGCCCTTGACTGGTAATGAGCGTTTTCCGGTGGATTCTCAGTTGGTTGCGGGTGCCGTCCCGCAGACCGAAGCTGTGAGCATTTCACAATTGTCTCTCGGCATCGGCGGCGGCAGTGTTGTCCCTTGGGTGACTGGCCGTTTTTATGGCGCTGCGCCGAGCACAACTCCCGTTGGATTCTTGACAGTGACTGGTACGCTGTATGCGTATCCGCTGTTTATTCCGGCGACCACTATTAAAACATTGAACGTCAACGTCAGCACCCCGCAAACTGGCGGTAATGCGCACTATGGCATTTATGCAGACAACGGCGCTGGATATCCGGGGAATCTTGTATATGACTTTGGCGCAGTTGGTGCGTTGACTGCTACTGGTGTGGTGACGGTGACTTCTACCGCTGCTGCACTTGCGTTGAATTCGGGGCTGTATTGGATTGCGTCCATTTTCACGGCGACCAGCACGTTTCCCACGATTACGGGCATGACTGCTGCGTACACTAATCCGTTGCAGGCACAGCTTGGCTTTACTTCTGCCACGAATGCTGCTGCGACGACTGCCGAAACTACGACTGGTATTAACGTTGCCGCTGCGTATGGTGCGCTGGCTGCAACATTTCCGACTGGCGCGACGCTTACGATCGCTACGGCGACCCCTATCGCGATTTTCGGCGTTTAATAATTGAGACAATGAGGAGGCAATCACGCCTCCTCATTTCTTTTGGGCTAATCGTTTTAGTAACTAAAATTAACGATTCGGTGCCAAATGCAAAAATTGGTTAAATCATGATACGATATCAATTACTTGAGTTTCCAAAGAGAATAAATTATAAAGGCGAAGAAACTGGAATTGTTGAAGTCCCTTTTCCTGTTTATGTAGAGGCATTTCAAGTTATAGGGATTGGAGATGTAGAAACAAGAATCCCGCCGCTGTTGTGTGAATTGAATTACAATGATCAAAGAATGCAGGCATTGTGGCAAAAGGATCTCCCAAAAATATCTTTTAGAAAATTTTATCTCGAAGGAAATCAAGAGATATTTATTTCTGAACCAGAGTGCGACGACATTAGATTAGATGACTATGTAATATATGATATCTGTATTGACGCATATCGTAAGATTAATCCTACCGATTGGGAAAATAATCCAAAGTTAAGAAAAACTGATGATCAATGTTATCATGATCGGCCAATTAGACATATGATAGAAATTGCTCCCGAGAGAGGAGAATTCTAAATGGCAGGAAAAGGTGGTTACATGCCCGGAGGCGGAAGGCCAAAGGGAGCGCTTGGTAAGAAAAATCAAGAAATGATTGAGAAAGCTGCAGCTGAAGGCATAATGCCTAAAGATTTGCTACTCAACGATATGCGATATTATCATAAGACTGCAGAATTTGAAATTTCTAGATTGCGAACGCTGCCTCAAACGGCAGAGAATGTAGAACTTTTAAAACTTGCTCTTTCATATAAGGTGATTGCCAGGGAGTGTGCTGAAAAGGTTGCGCCTTATTATCACCCCAAATTATCCAGTGTTGACGCAAAAGTTACCGTGAACAATCAGGAAACTGCATTAGCTGAATTGGAATAATGGAGGATAAGGAACGCGCGATTCGTCAACGTCTTAAGGACGACTTCGAACATTATGCGTTGAAATGTTTGAAGATCCGTACTAAGTCCGGCGCTATTGAGCCGTTGATTCTCAATCGCGCACAGAAATATTTGCATCAGCGGCTCGAGCAGCAGCTAAGACGCGCAGGAAAAGTTCGCGCACTGATTCTTAAGGGACGCCAGCAGGGTTGTTCAACTTATGTGGGCGGACGGTATTATCACAAGGCGACACATGCATTTGGGCAGCGCGTATTTATCTTGACGCATGAACAAGATGCGACGGATAATTTGTTCGAAATGGCGAACAGATTCCATGAACATTGCCCAGAATTATTGAAACCGCACACAGGTGCGAGCAATGCAAAAGAATTAGATTTCGACGGGTTAGATTCAGGCTACCGCGTCGGCACTGCTGGGACGAAGGCAGTTGGCCGGTCACAGACGCTGCAGTTCTTTCACGGAAGTGAATTTGCTTTTTGGCCTAATGCAGATCTACATTCTGCAGGAATTCTTCAGGCGATCCCGGACTTACCGGGCACAGAAATTATAAAAGAATCTACCGCCAATGGAATGGGAAATTTATTCCATCAGGAATGGCAAAAAGCTGAGGCAGGATTGTCCGCCTACGAAGCAATATTTATTCCGTGGTATTGGCAGGATGAATATCGCATTAAGGCACCAGAAACTTTTGTGTTGACGGATGCCGATGAATTATATCAAGCTGCGCATAATCTCGACAATGAACAGATGGCGTGGCGTCAAGGCAAGATCCAAGAATTAGGTGATTTATTATTCATGCAGGAATATCCGGCGACGGCATCGGAGGCATTTCAGCTTACCGGGCACGATAGTTATATTCCACCTGCATTAATTCTTAAGGCACGCAAAAATAATTGCGACGCATTTGGACCTCTTATTTTGGGCATTGATCCCTCGTGGGGTGGCGAAGATAGATTCAGTATTGCATGGCGCAAAGGTCGCCAGGTTGTGAAAATTGAAAGTAAATCAAAAATACTTTCCGTAGACGGTGCGAATTGGATTCGCCAGATAATAGATGAAGATAAACCTGATCGTGCATTCATCGACGTTGGCGGCGCGGGTATCGCCACGCTGGATATTATTAATACGTGGGGCGAACCTTACCGTTCAATAATGAAGGGCGTGAACTTCGGTGGCTCGCCACAGGATGCACGTCCGAAGGAGAAGGGTGGACCGGCCAATCGTCGCGCAGAAATGTGGATGCGTTCTAAAAAGTGGTTGGAAGATGTTGGTGAAGCACAGATCCCAGACACGGACAGTATTCAGGCTGATGCTTGCGCTCCCGGATTTAAATATAATATGTATGGCCAATTGTTGATTGAGGCCAAGCAGGACATGAAACGGCGCGGGATGCGTTCGCCCGATGAATGGGATGCAATTGCATTGACGTTTGCTGAACCTGTTGGTGAACGCCGTCAATCAACAGGCGCGACGAAACGCAACGTGATAAGTTTAAACATACCGCAACGCGGTGCAGCATGGTTAGGGAGATAGTATGGCAGATGAAGAAACACCAGATTCCATTGGCGATAGTGAGCCTGATGGAATGGATCCCTACATGGCGAAAATGAATCCCGCTGGAGAGCAGTCTTTTGGTGAACCAGGAAATAATTTGGGTCGGCCAGAAATTAGGGATGTCCAAGAACAACGGACACTCTCCGGGCATTGGGCGCTGGTGATTGCTACAAACCAACAGGGAAATAGTGGATCCTAAGAACGACTATCGAACAGCAAAATACATGCTGGAAAAAAGAATTAAAGAAAATGCAAGCGATGAAGAAATTCAACGCGCAACGCAGAAGGTCAATGATGCATGGGCAGCATTGAAGAAAATAACAACCGTTAACAGGAGAGCATCAAGTGGCTAAATTAAAAGTTTCCGTGAAAGCCAAATCACCCAGCGTGAAAGCGAAAGCACCAGCGGTAAAGGCAAAGTTTGTCGTGCCGTTTAAAAAGAAGGCCAAGAAGTAATATGCCATTGGAAAAGGGCAAATCCAAAAAAGTTTTTCAGCGCAATATGCTAACTGAAGTTGATGCACTAAAAGCAAAAGGTAAAAGTCCAGCGAAAGCTGTTAAGCAGGCTGCAGCCATTGCCTATAGCGTTAAACGCCGATCAGGTAGAAAATCCTGACAATGACATTCTCCAATGAATCCCTTACAAGAGATTCTTTTGGGAGACTTGTTAGCTTCTCAGTTATCGATGCTATAGAAAATAGAATTCCTGAAGCAGAAATGTTTCAAGTAACTTTTACAGAAACCCAAAGCGTCATAAGAGATTGTCTTTCGTCAGCGGTGCGGGACGGTCTCCCACACCACCGCATATTTGAATATTAATGGCGAACGATATTGCGAGTGAGGAGCTACTCACAGGCGATGATAAAATTATCGCGGAAGCTAAACGTCGATTCAAGCAATGTGAAGAGTGGGAAAGTCGCGCACGGAAGTTATTTCTCGAAGATATAAAGTTCGCGAATGCGGATTCCGACAACGGCTATCAATGGCCGAATGAAGTTCGGCGTAATCGTGATATCGACGAGCGTCCCTGTCTCACCATTAATAAAACGCGTCAACATAATTTGCAGATCATCAATGACTGCAAACAGAATAAGCCACGTTGCAAAGTCAATCCTGTTGGGAACGGTGCGACCTATGAAGCATCTCAAGTTTATGAGGGCATATTTCGTCATATAGAATATATCAGCAATGCCACAGTCGCCTACGACACTGCCACTTCTTTTCAGGTGGCTGGCGGAATCGGGTATTGGCGCGTAGTCACGGATTACCTGGGCAACGATAACTTCGACCAGGAAATTTTTATCCGCAGGATAAAAGATCCTCTCACGGTGTTCATCGACCCAGATATAAATGAGGTCGACGGTCTCGATGCCAGGTTTGGTTTTATCTTTGATGATATGCCGAAGGATGAATTCCGTGTGGCTTATCCGAAGTTCCGTGATAGATGGGCGCGTGCTGCGCTAGGAAATGCCGACGGTTGGGTTGATAAAGAACATGTTCGCATCGCAGAATATTATCGTCGCGTGCCGGATACGGATAAACTAATTTCGTTCACTGATCCACGCACTGGTCAAGCGCAGATGATCAAGGCCGGGAGAATTCCTAAAGAGATTATCGATCAAGTCATCGATAATCCCTCCACTAAAGTGCGTGAGATCAATACTTGGAAAGTTGAATGGTACTTGATCATTGGCGATGAAATCGCCGAACGCCGCGACTGGGCTGGCGAATATATTCCTATTATGAGGGTGATCGGTGAAGAAACAATCATTAATGGAGAACTTGACCGCAAAGGCCACACCAGAGCACTCCGTGATCCACAACGGATGTATAATTATTGGAGCAGCAGCGCTGTCGAACACGTCGCCCTCCAAAGTAAAACTCCCTTCATTGCACCTGCAAAAGCAATCGAAAATCTTGAAGGCTACTGGGAAACTGCGAATACAGTAAATCATTCCGTACTGCCATATAATTCAGTTGACGATGATGGGAATCCAATTCCCGCGCCGGAACGCGCTGCGCCGCCTGTTATGGCGACTGCGTACATTGAGGGATTGAAACTCGCCCAGACAGAAATGCAGATGGTGAGTGGACAAGTTGAGGCGAACTTCGGCGAGAAGTCCAATGAAAGAAGTGGCGTCGCGATTCAGGAACGTCAACGTAAGGGCGACAATAGCACCTATCATTTTATCGACAATCTTGCCATCGCCATTCGCGGCACTGGGAAGATTCTAATTGATTTGATTCCCAAGATATATGACACACCTCGTATTCTTCGCATTATGGGCGAAGATGGTGAAGAGAAGCATGTTCAATTGGATCCGAAGGCGAATGCCGCGTTCCAAGAACACAAGGCTGAAGAAACAGATATCATTGCGGGAATTTTCAACCCCAATATTGGTCGCTATGATGTAGAAGCTGATGTTGGACCGGCGTATGCTACTCGTCGTCAAGAAGCATTTAATGCCATCACGCAAATATTGACAAGTGCTCCTCAGTGGGGTGCGGTGATCGGCGACTTACTTTTCAAAGCCGCTGACTTCCCGATGGCGATGGAAATTGCTGAGCGTCTCGAACGTATGGTTCCGCCACAGGCGAAGGGTGAAGGTATTCCTCCGGCTGTTCAGGAATTGCAAATGCAATTAGTCCAGACGCAGAAGATGCTTGCGACAATGGCACAGGAACTTGGTGAGGAACGTCTCCGGTTGAAGGCCAAAGACCAACAAAAAGATATCGATGTTTACGAAGCGATCACGAAGCGCATCTCTGTGCTGATCAAAGAACAGATCAATCCTAAAGATACTGCGATGATGCTGCATGACCTCATGAAAGAGGAACATAAAGCCTCCCTCGCGCCGGTAGAAGCGGCCTCCGCTGGCGAACTTGCGGAAGACGAAAATGTGCCAGAAAATCCAGGTGGTCAAACGCCCACCGCGACGGAAGGCAGTCAATCACCTTCTCCGGGCGCTGCTAAAAATCAGCCAGGACCAGAGGTTGGCGCGGGACCGACTGTGGGCGCTGGACCTGGACAATAAAGTGAATAGATTGTAGTTGTCTTTTGTTGTAAAATATATTAAGGTGATAAGATGAAATTCCGCAAATTCATAAACATGCTTCTAGCAAGTACAAAGCTGGAAGGGAAGTATAGGGGATAGTATGTCAAAACCAATTCCGATGAACAAAATAAATACAAAACTCTACAATGACAATTCAATGGGCAAATATGATTCTGATGGTATTAATTCCGAGGAAAATAAAAAGAAGCGTCGCGAATATGCGGAGAATCAAGATGCAACTACGAGAAAAATAAGACGCGAGCATATTCAAGAACACCAAAAACCAGAATGGGGTGGATGATATGACGATGTTTAAAACAAGGCACGAATATAAAGCATATCAAAAACATTTTGAGGCAACAAAAAATAAAAGTGGCGATCCACTTGAGACCTTTAAGTATGAAGGTCGCAAACCCTCCACCACCCAACAATCCAAAATCGTCGCCGCTGCCGAAGAACTTCGCCATGAGGGGAAGGGATCAAGTGATCCGATGTATAACAATAGTAAGAAGGATAAATGATATGGGAAATAGGGCAGATTATGGAAAATGGTTTGATGAGGAATTAGCAAAAAGTAAAAGAAATTCTCTTCCCGATAAAGGCACTAAAGTAGAAGGCCTTGATAAAATGACTAAAGAATTTTACAGTGGATTAAAAGAACATCAGAAATCAGAGGATCCTTATTATAGGCATCAACAGAAGAATAAATAATGGCACGCTGTTCACGTTGCGATGCTTGCGAAAGTCAATGGGATTTTACACCTTGTAAATATTGTGGATTCCCAGGGGCAGAGACACGTTCGCCTGAACAGGTTGTTCAGGATGATAAAAACTATAACGAGAGAATTGGAGAAGACTAATGAAAGAACATGAAAAGCCTGAGTGGCAGCAGAAAGAACATGAAAAATCTGAGTACCAGCGGGAATATAAAAAAGGATATCGAACGGGAGCTAGGCAAGATCCAGGTAATCCTTGGGATCCCAAGGATTACACAGAAGAAACAGGTGAAAAATTTCATCCCGAGTATCATAGAGGGTACAATAATGCATTAGAAAATATGAAAAAGAAATAAAATATATGACTCAGAATCCTAATGCGCTCACCGAGATGACGGATGCCCCAGAAGGTCTCGCATATTCCCATGATAACGATAAGTATTCGCGCACACCGCTGAATGAGAACTATAAAGAAACCGGCAAGATTCTTTCTGGAGAATCGCGCGAACGTGATCCTGCGCACCTGGCCGCAGAAGAATTGCGCTTGGGTGGAAAAGGAAGCGTGGATCCGAAGTATGGCGATTGTAGGAAGGTGAAGTAGCACATATGTCATATGATCATCTTGGCCATATAAAATCTGTTCTTCGAGCAAATCAAAATGCTAAAACACCTGAGGAAAAATCAAACGCCAAGTCTGCTTGGGCCGGTGTTCCAGTAAATGAGAAATTGTATAAAGAGGCCAAGCGTCAAATGAAAGAACATCAGGCGCGTGAGGATGAACATAATTCAAAACCTCTTGGCGCTGATTTTATCAAAGAACACCAAAAACCAGAATGGGGTGGATAAGTAGATGAGTGATTTAATTTATCCTGTTGACTCAACAGAAAATATAGAAAGAGAATTGGACAAGAGGCGTAAAGCTGCTGGGTTTCCTACTCGCGCTGAGCGTGCCGAAGAATCATTTAATCATGAACTTCATACTGATTCACAAGGTGGGGGATCATACACAAATCGTGGAAAATTTAAATCAGAAAAAGACGCCAGAGAATATGCTGAAGCTCGCGGATATAAATCTGGACAATATTCTATAAAAGAACACCAGAAACCAGAATGGGGCGGCTGACATGACACTAGGCGTAGGAAGCGGAAGCGGCAATGTTGTGTCAATCAATCCGGCTGTACTTTATACTCCGAGCGGCCTTGCGGTGTCTACATCCACTATTACAACGAATGTTGCAGCTGGCACTAATACGGTCATCGGTAATGGTACGCAGATCTTGAATTCCACTACTCCTAGAATTAATATTCAGGTAAACGCAGGTGCGGCTCCTGATAGTTCTGGCAAAACGATGATTCAGTTTGAAGCCCTAGTCAATAACACTGCTACAGGATATCCTACTCAGAAAGATGCCCAGGTGGCTCTCCTGGGTGTTGCAGAATCTTGGGGATTTGCCAACTATGCCTTATCCACTAATACAACCTCCGCCAATTGTGCAATATTAGCCTGGTAGAAAAATGATCAACCAAACCTCCGTCTACCCCACGCAAACATTCAACGCACCGGCGCAAGCCCAGATTAACGCGCAGATAAATGCCAGTAACACAAGCGGCGTGAACAATGTTCAGTTTCCTATGACTTATTTCAGTAAGTCATTTGCAGGAACCGCGCCCGATGGTTCTGGTGCCGCGATGTATCAGGTGGATGCGCTAATCAACGCCAACAGCACCTATGCATTTTCTTCCGTGAAGGATGCTCAACAATACACCCTCCAAGCTGCAGCTTCGCAAGGAAATGAATTCTACATTGAAATCAGTCCGCTTCCTAAATTTTATTATTCCATTCTAACTTGGGCATCGAATATATGAGCACTAATCAAAAATTCACCCATGTTCTCCTTGCTGAAACTGCAAAGGAAATGGCTGCGTGTTTTTATGAAGAGGCCGCGCATGATGACACTTTCTATAAGTTTTATCCAAGCCAGAAAAAGTTCATTCGTCGTGAGTGGCACCACTTTGTAGAATCAGCCCGACTCACATTGTCCCGCATGCTGGGAATGTCGACCACGCCTGAATGGGAAAAAGAACAAATATTCGATGCACTGCTCAAACATGCCAGTGCGCCGGGGAATATCGACAGACGTGTCGCCGCTCAAGCAATCGAAGGCAAAACCGCCGAACAACTGGGTATGTCAACAATGAGTATTAATTAAAGGCTCCTCATGGGGGGGGGCATAATACCCCCATACACTATTAGAGGTAATTTATGAGTAACACTAGATATGTAGTTGATCATGCATACGCAATGAGAGACGGCGGCGGAATGTCTCCAGGTCATTTTTCTGAGCATTCTAATACAATTGATGCTAATCTTGCTTCCGCAAAATTAGCCAAGAAATATAAAGATGACAACTTTCATGTGAGAGAAAAGTCACCTCGTGATCGTCCGTATAAGGAACATGAACATCCTTATTGGGCTGGTAACGATGGAAAGCCGAACAAATGACCAAACCCTCTCCCCTTCTCGGCCTCATAATCAAGCACTCTTCCGCTGTTGAACAGGCGAAGGCTGCTCGCGAAGCATTAGCCGCAAGCGCACGCGAAAAAGGTGCAGGGTCGATGGATCCGGTGTATAACGATAGTCAGAAGAATAAATAAATGAAAACCCTCAAAGATGTCCAAAGCGATCTTCGCCCACACGGTATTGGAATATCGACAGACGTGTCGCCGCTCAAGCAATCGAAGGCAAAACCGCCGAACAACTGGGTATGTCAACAATGAGGATTAATTGATATGAAAGAATTTTCGGTTCCTCATAAAACTATCTCAGATGAAGATAATCATGAGCTCCTAAAGCACTACCCAGAAGTGTCGCATGAAAAGAGTGCTACTCATCATAAATATTCTGGGGTAAGAAATATAAGAGGATTTGTCGAAGATAGTTTTCCTGAAGGATTAAAAGAACACGAATCCCCCGGCCACAAAATGGCAGAGTCGAAAGATCCCTATTATTCAGATCAACAGAAGAATAAATAACTGCCCCGCGTATTCTTATATGGAATAATGCAACGATAGTGATGGAGATGATGAGTGAGCATGAATCACTATTGGGAAAAGGGTGAAACACGCGGTGATGTGAAGAAGCGCGAAGAAGATGTTGATCGTAGATTTAAAGAAATGAATGAACGTCTTGAAGAAGATTTGAAAAAGTCAAAAGATCCGGTGTATCAGGATCAGCAGAAGAATAAGAAAAAGTAAACATCAAATTATTTTGATGTTTCCATTTTTGCCCAGCCGAGAGGTGGCAATATAACGCTCGGCAGAGTGTGATAAATTGACTCCTTAGTCCCTCCGTACCTTTCTGAATTTGTTGAACACTCACTTTCTACAAAGTACCAGTGCTTTCACTGGGCAATTCTTTTGGAGTATTATTCTATGACTGATCCCGTTGTCGATCCCGGTACGCCGTCGCCCACAGTTGCTTCGCCGGTGGCTTCTACTAATTCTGATGGCTCCGCTACGGTTGGCGTTGTCGTCAATGCAGATGGATCGATATCTGCGACCTCCGGAACTGGAGCAGCAGCGACGACAGAAGGTAATACATCCGGAGATGGTACGCCACCAACGACGACTGCGGAGACGCCACCGGCTGCGGCTGGCGAAAAGCCCAAAGTGGACAATGTCCAAAAGCGCATAAATGAATTAACCTATCGCCGTTTAGAAGCTGAGCGCACGGCTGATCAAAAAGATGCAGCGTTAAAAGCTGCTGAAGCTCGCACTGCTGAATTGCTCAAGCAACTTGAGACCAAAGCCTCCGGCGCTCCTGGGACAAATGGATCTACGCCTCCGATGAGCACAACGGAAGTGACGGAAGCGGAAATTGAAAAACGCGCAGCGGAAAAAGCAATCCTGATCGCCCAGGCAAATGAGTTTAATAAAACTTGCAATGAAATTGTCGAGGTTGGCAAAAAAGACTACGGCGTTCAGTCATGGGATGAGGCGATTAAGAACCTTAACCTCGTCGGCGCATTAGGTAAAAACGTATCTTCAGAATTTCTGGAAACCGTAGTCGAACTTAAAAATCCCTCAAAGATCCTCCATCATCTCGGTCAGAACTTTGAAGAAGCTGAGAAACTTGTTAAAATGACTCCCGTCAAGAGAGCAATGGAATTAGCGCGTGTAGAAGCTGCACTTAATGCGCCGCCCGCGCCCCCTCCGGCTCCTGTTTCTCAGGCTCCGGCTCCGGTGATTCCTGTCGCTGGTGGTGCGTCGAAAGCGGGCATTCCGGATCTCACTGACTCAGCCACAAAGATGAGCGATTGGGTCACTGAACGTCAGCGTCAGTTGGAAGAAAAAAGGAATCGGTATAAGAGGGCGTGATAGAACATGATTGTTCTGCCCTTCGTTAAACGCTATATAGAAATTATGAAAATGGAATCTGATAATATTCGACCTCGACCAAGTAGCTACGCCCTTTCGGGGTGTACTTCATTGGTAGAAAGCTGCACTCGGAATGCAGAAGCAGTTGGTTCGATTCCAGGAGGGGGAACCAGAATATATTATTGCCGAGTGGAGAAGTAGTATCTCGTCTGGCTCATAACCAGAAGGTCGATCGTGCAATTCGATCCTCGGCTACCACACATAAACGGATTGTCTTCCGGGGTTGTTAGGCCATAATAAGTGTCCTGATAATTAGGGAGGATGTATGAAGAAAGTTACGATTTACGCACACTACCCATTTCGACCTGGAAGTCCCGAAGATAAGAAGATTCGTGGTACGGTTCCATTTAAATGGATGAATGGTTGTGGAAGTATGTTGGGAGAAAAGCCCAATAGAGATGCCGATTGGGATGTTCCGATAGGTATGGCAGCCAAGGTTGTCAAAGATCTAAAGGCATTAAAAATTAAAATGAGCTTAATTGTAAGAGACAGAAAATCTCTTGATGAAATTGAATTTAAAGATCTCCCGGGATGGAAAGTTTCCTAGATTTTTTCTTTTCAAAATGTTCAAGCATTATCTTAGAATGCCGTGTTCTATTTTTAGGATCAGAATAATACTCTTCTAGAGATTCTGTGACTTTTCCTTTCCTTCCAGGAACTGCCCAAGTTTCGTCTGCTTGTTTAGAAAGCATATTTTTGCGTTCAGGGGTATTGTAGAGTTCTTTAATTTTTTTGTTTGCCTTCGCTCTACTCTCCTTATGTCTGGCCGCGAATTCAGGATCATTAGCGAGTTTTTCTTTTCGTTTAATCCATCCTAGCGCCGCCCCACTAGCACGATTCTTTTTACCTTCTGGAGTATTATAGGCGGCTACCCTGGCAGCTTTAATTTCTGGATTTTGCCACGCCTCTTTTGTAGCTTTCTTATGGCGTGCCACTGCTATTGGGTTTTTCATAGCTTCTAGACGAACTCTTTTCATTCTTGCCCTACCTATCTCTGTATTGCGTTCTCTCTTAGCAGCTTTCTTCATCATTCTTTTGGCACGTGGTCCTGGAATAACATAGCCATTTTCTCCTGGAATTTCCAGATTATAATTTTTAGGAAAAAGTTTAAGAACTTCATTTTCATGCCATTTTAATTTTTTCTTAAAAAGATATTTGGATAAATTTTCAGTATTTTCAACAACTGTAAATATTTTGAATTCAAATGCATCTGGGCCATACTTGTTCCAGGCGCGTTGTAGGAAGCGATTGCCATGTCTGTTGTCATTAAGACAACCGATATGTCCATTCATCCATCTTTCTCTTATGTTGAATGCTTCTCCAACATATGTTCGACCAGAGGCTTTTTGTGTTACAGTGTACACACCAGCAACATTATATTCATCACTGTCTATGACTTGAGGCATTGTATTTTATCCTTCATGATTACCGTTAAGCGTTTAGAGATAGGTACTAAACAAAAACTACTTAGCTGCTCTTCTAATAAATTCCTGCTAATGGTTCATTCCAACTTTCATTAACAATTCAAAGGAATGCCACAATGGCAAATTCAATCTTGACCATAAACATGATTACCAGAGAAGCGGTCAGACTCTGGAAAAACACTATATACTAGGCATTGGTGTTTACTATCTATATTTTATGAATTTAATTAAAAAGTGAATGCATTTATTCAGAATATAGATCAACAATTTTGTTATATAACAAGGACTTAGCAGGTCATCAAGTTGTTGTTAAATTGCGAGAACTGCTGGAAACCCCTTAGAGACTTATTAACTACAACGTAGGCCAAAAGGCCAAGCGTGAATGTTTGAAAATAATAGGTATTGGGCAATCAGCATCCGAGTTCCTGAAATGGAAAAGGTTCAACGACTATCCCCTTGTGGGAGTAGGATCAAGTGATCCGAAGCACGCAAAATCAGAAATGATTATGATATAGTCTTATCTGCATAGAAATATGCAGCAGCTAGGTAGCGAAAAAGTTTTAACGAAACTTTTTGAAAAAATTGACGATGATTCTTTTGCTAAGGTCGGAGCTAAGATCGGCACACAGCTTCGTGTCCGTCTGCCCAACGACTTTACCGTTCGCACAGGTGCAGCTGCGCAAATCCAAGATACTAGTGAGCAGTCAACAACTTTGGTTGTCGCCACGCAGCAGGGTGTCGACGTTTCGTTCAGTTCTGTTGACAGGACGATGAGTCTTGATGATTACTCCGAACGGATTCTCGCACCTTGCATCAACAACCTCGCAGGCGCTATTGCTTACAACATCATGAGCGGTGTGGATGGCGGCGTGTGTAACTTGGTCAGCAACACGGATGCTAATGGTAACATTATCTCCCCGATTTTGTCGACCTTCCTTACTGCCGGTGCGTTGCTGGATGTGAATTCTGCTCCGACTGGACGTCGTAAGATCGTTCAGGATCCGTATACCCAGGCGCGCACTGTGGGCGTTCTGAGCGGGCTGCTTAACCCGATCAGCGACATCTCCCGTCAGTACACTACGGGTACGATGCAGCAGGCGATTGGTTTCGAGTGGATGATGGATCAGACCGTGTTGAAACACACGACTGGCACGTTTACCGCTGGAACCGTCAACGGCGCGGGTCAGACCGGCCTTACGCTGACGACTAATGCTATCACTGGGACACTTACCCTGGGAGATATCATCACGATTGCAAACGTGAATGCAGTAAATCGCATTACTAAGCAGTCGACTGGTCAGCTTCGCCAGTTCGTAGTTACCGCTGCCGCTGCGACCAATGCCACTTCACTTTCGATCTACCCGGCTATCGTTCCGTCTTCGACGGGCGTCGCCGGTGGTCCGCAGGTGCAGTATCAGACGGTCGACTCCAGCCCCGTCAACGGTGCCACAATCCTTCTGGCGACTCCGGCAAGTTCGATATTCCGCAAGAATATCGCCTATACTCCGGAAGCAGTCACGATGGCTACGGCGGATCTCGTTCTGCCGCAGCAGGGCATTGTTGAAGGTGCACGCGAATCCTTCGACAACATCTCGATGAGGATGATCACGGATTATACCGTAGGTACTGATCAATTGATTACCCGCCTTGATGTTTTATACGGTTATCTCTACGTGAGACCGGAATGGGCAGTCGCAATCGCGGATGCCATCTAGTTTCTAATCTAATGTGCCCAGGAGTTCCTCGTTCCTCCTGGGCATTTCTTTGTCTGAATGAGGTGGGGTGTGTGGTCCTTCCGGACTCGCCATTGATTTGATCCGGGTCAATTAAAATAAGTCGGATCAATTTTAAAAGTACCAGTGCTTTCACTGGGCATTCTAATTATTGGAGATTATGTTTATGGCCAAACAGAACTACGGCGGCGTTTACGCATTGATGGATTTTCCCCCTTACGTGTTTCGCGAGTTCCCTAAGTTGATTCACACAGGCGCTCATGGGCAGTATGAGATTGTCCAGAATAAGAAGGAGGAGGACGAGGTGCTCGGGAGGCTTAAGGCAGCCGCCGATGCGTTACCACCGGAGAATACAGTGAGTTTGGCCACATTTGATCCAATACGCGAAACTTTAATTTCCCGCGCCCGCGAACTTGAAGTGCCCATTAATCGTAAGTGGTCACTTGCCAAGATTCGCGCAGCGATTCAGGAAGCCGAAGAAGCCATCGACAATCTTCCTGCTGAAGATAATCTTCCGCCCGAGGATGAGCAGACCGCGATAGACGAAGCCCATGCCGAAACCGATGAGGATGATAAGGATTCTCTCATCGACAAGGCCAAGTCCCTGGGAATTCCTGCCTCCAAACTTTGGGGCATCCCGAGGTTGAAGAAGTATATCGCAGAGGCTGAAGCAAAGTTGAATAAATAATAGGATAGGGATGCTTCACCCTATTCATTAGAAATAAATAGGGCGAACCATTAATGACCACTCCTCAGGATATTATCCGCGCTGCGCTGAAGAAGAGCGGCGTGTTGGGTGTTGGACAAACTGCGCTGGCTGAAGATACGAATGATGCATACTACGATCTTCAGGATATGTTGGGACAGTGGCAGCGCAAGCGTTGGTTGATTTATGATTTAGTTGACTATGCGTACACGAGCACTGGTGCTCAATCGTACACAGTTGGACCTGGTGGAAATTTCAATATTAATCCACGCCCCGATCGAATTGAATCCGCCTTCTTCCGTCAAATGATTCAAAGTCAACCTAACCAAATTGACTATCCATTGGAGATAATTGAGGCGAGGGAAGACTATAATAGAATTGCGCTTAAACAACTTACCACATTTCCGCAATATTTATTTTATGATTCTAATTTCCCAACAGGACTAGCATATCCGTGGCCTCTTCCGTTAGCATCAATCTATGAGATTCACTTAACGGTGAAGCAGACACTAAATCAGTTCACTTCTCTATCACAAACAATAAATCTGCCATTGGAATATATGGCCGCTCTTAAGTATAACTTGGCTGTGAGGCTTCGGCAGGCATACCAGCTTCCGCCAGATCCGGCAATGATTGGTTTAGCAAAAGATGCATTGAATGTAATTAGAAACGCGAATGTTCAAATACCAAGATTGCGTATCCCGACTGACTTGATTCGTCCGGGATTATACAATGTTTTCAGCGACACTTTTTACTAACCATCTATCCATTAATTAACAGGAGACCAACCAATGTCGACCACTAAACCAATTGAACTTGCACCGAGTGATGGCGGCTACCGCCTTGCAGATATGGGCTATATCCGCAACGGACTTTTATACATGAATTCCGGCCTTTCTACTTACGGTATCGTTGCCGCTGGGACTACTCAGGCGACTGCCACTCAATTAAATTCCTTGCTCAATCAGGTTGACACAGTTGCCGCGAGCACTGGTGTCAATCTCCCCTATTCGGGCGGAAAGCATTCTACTCCTTGCCAATTTTGCTTTGTCACAAATAATGGTGCGAATACGTTGACTGTTTATTCTGCTCAAAGTCAGAGCGATACTATTAATGGAACGGCTGGCGCAACTGGTGTTACACAGGCAGCGGGTTCGAGCGTCATGTACTTTACTACCAAAGTTGGCGCATGGTTTAGTCCCACAGGTGCTGGTGCAGCTGCTGCCTTTGGTGCACTAACTGCAACTACTATTGGTGCTGCTGGAAATATCACAGAAACAACTGTCGGTTCTGGCTTCGTTCAGAAGTCTGGCGCAGGAACTGCGAGGGCTGGATCTTTCACTCTTAATGGAGCAACAGCGGTGACGGTCACTAATACAACGGTGGCGATTACAGACTTTATCGGGTTCAGCGTTAATACCCCCTCTGGTACTGTTGGTGCGGTTCCCCACGTTTCGACAATATCTGCTGGTGTCTACTTCACAGTGGTGGGAACTGCCAGTGATACTTCTCTCTATAACTACACAATGATTGGAGTAAATTAATATGGTTGCCACAACTAAGCCAAATCCACTCATTAAGCTCGATCCCTCATTTCGTCTTGCTGATGCCGCACAGATTGCCAGTTCCATTTATAACATGAATAATTCTTCTTCAACTTATGGAATTGTGGCCGCAGGCACAACCCAGGCAACGGCCACTCAGTTAAATTCTGTTTATAATGAAGTTGACACGGTGACTGCCAGCACGGGAGTTAATCTTCCGCTTTCTACGGGAGGTCCAAATGTTCCCTATCAATTTACGATAGTTATAAATAATGGCGCAAATTCTTTATCCATTTATGGAGCACAGGGTAGCTCGGATACAATTAACGGCGTTGCGGGATCCACCGCCCTTGCTCTCCCAGTGGGAGCAAGTGCCTTATTTAATTCTGCCAAAGGCGGTGCATGGTTTACGGGCGATGTAGGTGTGGCTGGCAGCTTTGCCGGCAATATCACTGAAACTTTGGTCGGCACAGGCTTTGTCCAAAAGGCAAGCGCAACCGGCGCAGGCCGCGCAGGCACATTCAACCTGAACGGTGCAACTGCCGTAACGGTGACTAATACCACAATTGCGATTACTGATACTGTGGCGATTAGTCTTAACACCGCCCAAAGTGCGGTCGGTGCGCAGCCTCACCTAACTACAATATCGGCTGGTGTCTACTTCACCGTTGTGGGAACTGCTAATGACACTTCAACTTATAATTACAGCATCTTCGGCGTAAATTAAGAAAGTGATTTAATTTTTCTTTGAATCTGCCTAATATGTGTTGTTGATTGAAACAATACCGCTTGTCCCAGCTGCATCGGAAAATCAAATCCCCCGTGTAGCGGTAGTATTCCCTTCTGGCGAATTCGTCAACGTTAATTTTGTGATGAGCCTTTTGAACCATAAGAGTCAAAATGGTTCGTATCATATTTGCAATATGATAAATACGTCCAGTTGTCGAATTGCATTTAACCGGAATCTTTTAGTTGAGCTCGCCCTTAAAACAACGGCGACTCATATTTTGTTCATCGATTCAGACATGATCTTCCCCCCTTGGGCGGGTGATGTGCTCATTGCACATAATCTTGACATCGTTGGAGCAACGGCCTCTAAACGCGATGATGAACAAGATAGTGCGATTGGCGATACGTTAGACGGTTCCAGGCTCCAGATTCCTTCGCCCCCCGTGAAGATGCGCCTTTTGGGCATGCCGTTCATGCTTATTAAGATGGATGTATTTCGCAAACTCACGAAGCCTTGGTTCGCCGAGCCTCCGAGAGCAATGATGGAAGTTGACGACACCGGAAGCCTTATGCCCGAGGATGAATATTTCTGCTTTCGCGCGATTGAGGCAGGCTACGATGTTTATTGTGATATAAATCTTTCTACCAATATTGGCCACCGTGGTGCTAAGACTTTCAACATAATGAAACCGACTAAGGAATAGAATTTGCCTGATTATACCGGAATTCGTGTTTGTGTTGGTATTCCGCAACCGGAATACACTAATGTCCATTTCCAGAATTGCTTGTGGGAATTATTGGCACATTCTACTCGCGTCGGAATTCAAGTGGGTAAAGTTCAGGCAGTTGGTTCCGTGATTTCTCGTAACCGGAATATGTTAGTAGAAAAGGCCAAAGAATTTCAGGCAACGCACTTACTGCAAATTGATGCAGATAGTATTTTCGCCCCTTCCGCATTAGAACCTCTTCTTGCTCACGATAAGCCTATTGTCTGCGCCACCACGAGTCGCCGCGCTGGGATTGATCGTAGCCCTGTGGCGGAACCGATGGATCGCAACGCATTGCAGCCCTACCAGAAACTTGTGCCCATGAGACTCGTAGGATTTCCCTTTCATTTAACTAAAATGGAAGTCTTTGAGAAACTTCGCAAACCATACTTTGCTGATCCTCCCCGTTGGATGATGGATCCGACAAAGCCCGACAGCGACGAGATAATGCAAGAAGATGAGTATTGGTGTGAGACCACCCGCAAAGCCGGATATGAATCCTTGTGCGACATGGAACTTTCCATGCAAATTGGCCACCTTGGTTCTCATACGTATTATATAAAATGAGCACTGCCCAGATACAATTTGATATTCCACCTGGGATGAGTCCGCAACGGATGATCGAAATTTATTCCGAGCCGTTCCGGAGAATAATTGAATACACGCGATTCTGTAACATCAAGGGCGATATCGCTGAATTCGGAACGTATCGCGGACTAACCGCTTCTATTTTTGCCAAGATCCTTCGTGAATATTCAGATAAACGTAAAATGTATCTCTTTGATTCCTGGGAAGGATTTCCTAAACCTTCTGGCGGAGATGCAAATTGTAGAGAAGTACTAGAAGGCCATTGGAAAGAAGGCGACTGTCGGGTAGAAGAAAATACTCTTCCTAATCTTCGCAGCATTCTTCAACAAGTGATTCCAAATCAAGCAGAGTTTATTAAGGGATTCTATCAGGATACTTTAATAAACTCTACGAATCTTCCTCAATCAATTTCTGTGCTACATATTGATTGTGATTTATACGAATCAACGAAGACAGTATTACAAACTACAGCGCCGCTACTAAGCAACGGTGCCGTAGTTTTGTTCGATGACTTCAATAATAATGAGGCCGCCAATAATTTTGGTGAGCGAAGAGCCTTTCTAGAAACTATCGCAACTAAGTGTGAAATCTGGTTTACCTATGGTTGGTCAGGTTATGCATTTATCTATCATAAGAATTAAGGGAGGCGGTTATGTGGTTCCTTCCCTCCTATAATCGTCCCGAGCAATGCCAAGCTGTTATTGACCAGATCAATAAGGTAGGCTGCACCGGCACCGGACTACTCTGGGTTAATGGTCGCGATCGTATGGATGAATACGCGAAGATAAAATTGCCTAATAATTGGCATGGAGTTTCTTCTCGAGAAAATATTGGTGTCTGCGGGGCAATGAATGAGTGCTTTAAGCGTTTTCCTGATGAACCGTTTTACGGACTTATTTGCGACGACGAGTACACTTACTCAACCAATTGGGAAAAGAGGCTGTCCGAAGCCGCTGGTGGATGGAAAATTTCTCATGGCAACGAAGGATGGCAGTCTCAAAAAAGAATTCATTCTTATGTGACCGTCGGTGGTGATCTTATTCGGGAGTGTGGTTGGTGGGCGTTACCGGGACTTTGGCATTGGTATCACGATGATGTACAAGAACTCCTCGCTCGTGAATGTGGCCTAAGAGTTTTTTGCGATGACGTCATGACCGAGCACAAACATTATCTAGCTGGGAAGGCTCCTAAAGACATCACCTATTCAGCGGGTGAATCTAAGCGTATCCAAGATCAGCAAGTGTTTGAGAAATGGAAAGCTGAAGAAGCCGCTGCCCTAATCGAACGAATCAAACACAAATCAATTTTTCCCAGTAACATTTATAATTGGGCAACGAAAACATCTTGAGAGGAATCAACATAAGTGTTAATACCTCTCACTAGCGGTGCGTACTCAGCTAATAATTTAATCGCCGATGCTCAACGCTGCGTAAATTTATTTCCTGAAAAGAATCCACAAGGTTCGCCGGTTCCCTATACTCATTACCTGACTCCCGGCAGTATTTATCTCACCAAGGATTCTCTTAACGAAGTTCCCTGGCGGTGCTTATACACGGCGAGTACCGGACAAGTTTATGGGGTGATTGGTACGAATGTTTACCTTATCACTGGAAATACAACTTTAGGATACACACTGACGAATATCGGGACAATGGCAACGTTGTCCGCCGCTCCTGTTGTCTATATGGCAGACAACGGTGTGGTGATGATCCTAGTGGATGGCACAACAACTGGTTATGCGATACAACTTTCCACAAATACTTTTGCGGTAATCACTGATCCTAATTATCAAGGTGCCGATCGTGTTGAGTATGATCAGACATTTTTTATATTCAATGTTCCAGGCACTAATGAGTGGTATATTTCTCTCAGTGTTCCGGACTTCAATATGCTTACGGGAGTTTTCGGATCAATTGATTCGGGGTCTGTTACTTCTGGTGGGTCAGGTTATCCCAACGGAACATTTATTGATATTGCCTTAACTGGAGGTGCGGGAACTGGTGTTGTTGCTACCCTGACAGTCACAAATAATGTAATTTCGAATGTGGCAATCACCACGATGGGTATTAATTATGTTCCTGGAGATGTGCTTTCAGGAGCACTTCCTGGCGGCAATTATAGTGGAATTATATCAGCAGCAGGCTCAGGCTATACCAATGGAACATATACAAATGCTCCTATGTCAGGAGGCAGCGGCACTGGAATCACTGCAAATGTCACAGTTGCAGGGAATGTTGTAACTGCTGTTGTGCCCGCTTTTTCTGGAACTGGATATCAGGTAGGTGACGTGCTGACGCCCCTTATAGGTGGGGGAGCTATCGTGAGCGGATTCACAGGCAATGGGTATCTTTTTAATGGAGGGAATCCAGGCTTCATAACTGGTGTAGGTAGTTATTTTGGAATAGTTCTAACAAATATAAGCAGTTATGGCACGGGCGCAATAGCTACTGTGAACGTGACATTATTTGAATCTACCCTAGTGGCAGCAATCGTAATAACAACTACTGGCCAGGGCTATGCTGTTAATGATGTGCTCGGACTTCCTGGCTACCCCTATTATAATTGGGTAGTGACGGAAGTGGGTGGGGGTAGTGGTGCCACGTACACACTGGCAGCTATTGCTGGCACTGGATTTACTTATACTGTTTCCACTATTGGAGGAATGGCATTTGATCCTCTCGACTTCGCTACTAAGTCTGGTTATCCAGACCCCATCCAAACTATAATTGTTTGCGATCTATATGTTTGGTTGATCGGAACTCAAACGAGCGAGATCTGGTTTAATGCAGGCGCTGCTGATTTTACATTCCAGATATTTCCGGGTGTGTTTATTGAGCATGGATGCGTCGCGAAATATTCGATTGCTCGTCAGGACTTGTCGATTTATTGGCTGTCCCAGGATAAACAAGGTCAAGCAATTGTCA